GATATAAATCAAAAATTGGTTCTTTATAGAGTTGATAGACAAAAGACGGATAAAGATGATGTTTATGGTGAAGTTGGTCAAGATGAAATCAAATATTTTCCACCAATTGAGTTTAATGCTTTGGTTAAGGTCGAGGCACCTAAAAATTCAAGTTATAAAGGTGGTATGTTAAGATACCTTGAACCTGGTAATTTAATTTTATCTGTTTATATAAGACATTTAGAAGATCTTGGCGTGGATATAAAATATGGTGATTATATTGGTTATCCAGAATCAGAAAATAAAATAAGATATTATACTGTAACAAATGATGGTAAAGTTACTTCAGATAACTCACATCATTTATTTGGTTATAAACCATATTACAGGACAATCACTTGTGCAATAGCACAGGATCAAGAATTTAGAGGCGTTTAAAATGGGAATACCTAAAAGAAAAACAGACATTGAGATTTATAAAGGTAAAATTCTAACTGAAAGAAGAGAAGAGTTATTGCATAAAATAACCAAATCTGATTCTTTTTTACCAGATTCTGTTTTGCATGACGATTTAGATGCGGGAATGTTAGAGTTTGTAAGTAAAAATTTTGTTGTCATCTCAGACGGTAAAAAAATACCGGTTATACCAAAAATTTTAACGATTCAAAGATGGGCTCAAATAATGAACACCTGGGAATTCTCTGACGACGATGGTAACTTAAAGGTTCCTTTTGTTGGTGTTATTAGAAGACCGGACGTTCAGCCAGGTACAAACCCGTCTATTGTTAGAACAATCCCAGAAAGACTTCAATTTCATTATGCTTCTGTGGCTACATGGAATGGAACTCAAATGGGTGCTGACATATATAAAATACCACAACCGGTTCCTGTAGATATTAGTTTTGAAGTGACTATTGTTTGTAGCAAACTTAGAGAATTAAATAGATTTAATAAGATTGTTCTTCAGAAATTTGCTTCAAGACAGGCATATACTGTTGTTAAAGGTCATTATATTCCAATTATAATGGATAAGATTGAAGACAATTCCCCAATCGATCAGATAGACGGACGTAGGTTTTATATGCAAACTTATCAATTTACTATGCTTGGATTTTTGATTGATCAGGAAGAATTTGAAGTAAAACCAGCTGTTAGTAGATTTTTCTTAATGACTGAATTTGCAAAAAATACAAATTTTCAAAAGAAATATATTAATAAGAGAATTGATATAACCGTTGGTACCTTTGTTGCTGATGGTATGCAAACGGCATTTAGTGTTGGTGAAAGTATTAGTATGTTGTTTAATGTGGCAATTAATGGTCTATTACAAGAAAGAGATGTTGAATTTTTTCATATTGCTGGAACCTCTAAAATAACTTTTACCTCTCCACCGCCAGAAGGTAGTGCAATAACAATAACATATTTTAAAGGTAGAAATAGTGTTTTTATTGACAGTTATGGTAAAACCTTACAGGTAAAAACTGAGTATTTTGAATATGATGGATCTAGCCTATTTTTCTCACTATTAAATTCAATTGATAGTGTTGTTAGTTTAGATATTAATGGTCTTATAGAGGAAGAAGGTCAAGGATTTGATATTAGTGGTGCAAGCCAGATAAAATTAAATTTTTCACCTACTTTAGGATCTAAGATTGGTATTACATATGTTTACTAATCCTCATCATATATGTCCGTTTTTTTAGGTTTTACGACTTCTTCGATAATCTTTTCGAGTACTTTGTAAATTTTTAATCCTTTTTTATCACAATAAGTTTTTAACATTTCGTGATGCTTTTCGCTGATTTTTACGTTTTTGGTTTTCTTTTCCATAGTTAAAGATAAATAATGATATAAAAAGATAAATAAGGATATAAATACGGAAAAATCCGGAAATCTTTGCTGAAAACAAAGATATTTATTTGGTAAGAATAAAATTATTTAACCAAACATTTATCAATGGCAAATTCAAACAGAGTATTCGTTTCTCCGGGTGTCTACACATCAGAGAAAGATTTAACATTCGTAGCTCAAAGTGTAGGCGTAACAACATTGGGTCTGGTTGGTGAGACATTAAAGGGTCCAGCATTTGAACCAATATTAATTTCTAATTTCGACGAATTTAGAACATATTTTGGCGGTACAAGTCCTGCAAAGGATGGTGCTGGAAATCCAAAATATGAACTTCCATATGTTGCGAAATCGTATTTACAAGAGTCTAACCAATTATTTGTTACCCGTGTATTAGGACTTACTGGATATAAACCAGGCAAAACTTTTAGTATTAAAGCTTTAGGTGGTGTAAACCTAGGTACATTAAGTGGATCAACCGGAAGTATTTCATTGATCCCAACTTTAACTGGTGTTACCGGTAGCACAATTTATGCAGAATTATCAGGAAAAACTTCAACAGAAGGTTCTTCTATTACAAATTATCTAGTTGCAGCAACTAATTCAAACGGTGCATATGCACACGACGAATGGTTTGCAATTGGTGAAGTACCAGATTCTGCAACAAGTTCACTTACTGGTACTGAATTATTATCACCTATCGGAGCTAATAATAATAAAGATTGGTATAACACCTTCTATACAAGAACTGGATCAACCGATTCTACAATAGATGGGGTTTTCTCTTATCTTTTTGTGTATTCAACAGGAACATCAGCATTCACTGTAACAAGATTCAAATATAATGCATCATTAAATACCGATTATCATGACATGCAAGTTTGCTTGTTAAGATCTAGAGGTAGTTATGTGCAAAATGTATTAGTTCATAGAGTTACAGGTAACACAGTAACAGTAACAGGTGCTGATCTTGCTAGCAATCCGTTGGCAGATTTCACAATAAGTGTTACTGATATTGATTCAGATGTAACAACATTTAACTGTTCATTGGATCAAACATCAACAAAATACTTAACAAAAGTATTGGGCGCGGATGTTTTCGATAAAGACAAAGTTGAATACCCATTATATGTTCATGAAGCATATCCTAATTTAGTTGTAAATCTTTTCGAACAAGGTTTAATTAGAGGTTTAAGCACAACAGTTGTTAATACAACTGAAGGTGATAACTTTATGACACAATGGGATATGGCAGGTTCATCAACTGTAGTATCTGAAGTAAGAGGTGGAAAAGTATTTGAATTATTTAGTTTCTTAACAATCTCTGATGGTGATGCTTCAAATTACGAAGTAAAGATAACAATTCAAAACATTGATCTAGATACTGGTGAATTTGATGTATTAGTTCGTGACTTTAACGATACTGACGCAAATCAAGTTGTATTAGAAAAATATTCTAGATGTACAATGAACCCAGATTTACCTGGTTATATCGGTAGAAAAATTGGTACTTCAGATGGTGAATATGAATTAAGATCAAAATATATTATGTTGGTAATCGCTGACGATGCTCCAACTGATGCAATACCTGCAGGTTTTAAAGGTATGACAACAAAAACTAGTGTTGGTGGGGTACATTTTAAAACTAAGTACTATGACGCTGGTGATGTTTTATACTACGAAGCAAATGGTACAGCTGTAACTACTAATGGTGATAAAGTTAAAAAAGTAACTTTAGGTTTATCAACAGATGAACACTTCGTTTATGATAGAGATATGTTTAAATTCAAAGGTACTAACGCATCTGATGCAACCTTTGGTTTCCACTTATCTGTAAACGCTGCAAATATCACAGGTACTACCGGCGAAAAACTATACAAAACAACTGCTTACGATTTAGAAGGTACAAGTAAAGGTAAATTAGACGGAATCGGATTCCGTAAATTCACAATGCCAGTATTTGGTGGTTTTGATGGTTTTGACATCTACAGAAATGTAAGATCTAACGGTGATGGTTTTATTTTCGGTAAAACTACTTACACTGCAGGTCATTCAGTAAATGGTGGTGTATTCAATAATGCTGTTGGTAACTCAGATTACTACGCTTTCTTACAAGGTATTGAAACATTCAAAAACCCAGAAGCTGTTGATATTAACATTTTCGCAACACCAGGTATTAACTGGAACGACCATAGTTCACTTGTAAACCAAGCTGTTGATATTATTGAAAATGATAGAGCAGATTCTTTATACATCGTTAACTCACCTAATTTCAGTGGTACAACAGGTGCTAACGAAGTTATCGGTGCATTAGATGATTTAGGATTTGATTCTAACTACTCAGCAACTTACTGGCCTTGGATTCAAGTAAGAGACACAGATAACGCAACTCAACTTTATATCCCACCAACAGGTGAAGTATTAAAGAACATTGCTTTAACTGATAATGTATCTTACCCTTGGTTCGCAGTCGCTGGTTATTCAAGAGGTCTTGTAAACTCAATTAAAGCAACTAAAAAGTTAACTCTTGATGAAAGAGATGAACTTTACAAAGCAAGAATTAACCCAATCGCAACATTCTCTGATACAGGTACAATTATCTGGGGTAACAAAACGTTACAAGTTAGAGAATCAGCACTTGATAGAATCAACGTAAGAAGATTATTGTTAAGAGCTAGAAAGTTAATTTCTGCGGTAGCTGTAAGATTATTGTTTGAACAAAATGATGATCAAGTTAGACAAGAATTCTTAAGATTGGTTAACCCAATCCTTGAATCAATCAAGAAAGAAAGAGGTTTATATGATTTCCGTGTAACAGTATCAAATGATCCAGAAGATATTGATGCTAACACATTGAGAGGTAAGATTTACATCAAACCTACAAGAGCATTAGAATTCATTGATGTTGAGTTTATTATTACACCAACAGGAGCTTCTTTTGAGAATATCTAATAAATTTAAATAAAATAAGTAAGGGGTGGTTTATAACCGCCCCTTTCTATTAGTATAATATAGTAATAATAGAATTATAGTACATTGAAAATCAGTACATTAGTAATATTAGAAATGAGAAATATTAGAATATAGAAGTAAGAAATATTAGAACATTGAAATATTAGTATAGTTAGTACATTAGTATTTTAGTAACGTAGTAGCAAAAAGCTAACGATTTTTTTTCACAAAATCAAGTATTTGGGAAAATAAATTTTATTTCACATATTGATATATTTATTAGAAAGAATAAACAAAACAATATAACACAAAAACAATGGCAGATTTATTAATGAAAATGCCGGTTCCATACGAACCGAAACGTAAAAATAGATTTATCCTTAGATTTCCTTCTTCTTTGGGTATTAATGAGTGGTATGTAACATCTACATCCCGTCCTAGTGCTAAAATAGGTTCGACAGAGATTCCGTTCTTAAACACTTCAACATATGTAGCTGGTAGATTTACCTGGGACCCAATCAAGGTTACTTTTAAAGATCCTATTGGTCCTTCTGCATCCCAAGCATTAATGGAATGGTTCCGTCTTCATGCTGAATCCGTAACCGGTAGAATGGGTTACGCTGCAGGTTATAAGAAGAACGTTGAACTTGAAATGTTAGACCCAACAGGTGTTGTTGTTGAGAAG